TTTAGGATGTTTAGGGTTATATAGCTCGTAAGGGCCTTGGCCTTCATCTACTTCATCTTTGTCTAAGATAGCAGTTTTTCTGCTTTTGAATTCATCTGGCTCGTGCTGTGCTGAACCACCATATGATTTGCCAGCAACTTTGCGCACGTTTGATTTAGGAGTTTCTTTATCTTTAAGCGTCTTACCTGCTGCGGCAGCTTTTTCACGTGCGGCAGCAATACGGTCTTCGATGCCTTCTTCTACTTTAGCTTCTTTGTCTTTAACAGCTTTCTTAAATGTTTCTTTCTTGTTGCCATCTTTATCAACATCTAAGAAGTCTGGTTTAGCTTTAGCTTCTTTGAACATGGCATATTTGTTTTCTAAGCCACGAACAGCTTCAGAAATACTACCTTTAGCTTCAACTTCTTCGTATACCGTTGGTTGGTCAACACTTTCATTTAATTGTGTTGCTTTCGAGTTGCCTATTAGGTTATTGAATAAACCTAAAATATTATACATTTTCATGTCGCTCATTATGTCAGTCCTTATCTTGCTAACTTATCGCCTGGATTAGGCATTTTATTTTGTTTACTACCCACTGGATTTTTTTTACCTTGTGGAATAGAATTAGTTGTTTTACCAGTTGTAACTTTTTCTGGTTTGTTTTCTGCACCATCAGTTAGATCATGACCAGCAACTGTCCAACGATCTTTTGTTGGATTTAATTCTTTAAGAATGTTTTCTGCTCCAGCATAGGCTTTACTTGCAGCTTTTTGTGCCGCATCAGGTGCTGGATATGGTGTTGTCAAAACTTCTTCACCTTGAACATATTCGCGCAATTCACTGTTTTCACCACTGCGCCATTGTTCTTCTGGATGATTCTTTGGCACCACAGATATAGCTGATGCTAGCATACCGCAACGTTCTGAAATTAGTTGGCGTAATTGTGCATCAATACATGGATAAGCTAGGCTTACGTCAAATTGGAAAACTTCAGTTGGTCCCCAGCTAGGAAACTCAATTACATTTTCCTGTATAGGTAAACGTTTAACTGCTGAAATTTCTGCTAATTGCCATGTTTCAAGAGCTGATTTAATTTTGTCCATGCAGTCTGCTGGATCAATATTAGCTAGCTTGACACGGAAATCATATGTCTTTTGAACTTCTGATAAGTGTTGTAAAAATGTTCTCATTCTTTTAGGATCCTCTTATGTTATTTATCAGACTTCGGCGGAATCAATCCTTTGATTTGTTGCCTAAGATCTGCTTTAATAACTCATTTCTGTCTAATACCATGCCTTTACCGTCTTCAGCATCTAATATTTTGTCGCCATCTGTTTTTTTATTCGCTTGTTCAATCTGCATATCTAAGCGTGCTTTTTTAAGTTGCAAATCAACCATACGTAGCTTTTTATCTAATTTAGCTTGTTTAGCTGTGATTGCATGCCCTAACAAGGTACCTGCGGTGGCTAAAATATGCCCGCTAAAGCGTGCTTCAACGTTCATGCCTAGGTCAATTAGGTCTTGGAATTTTTCTTTTGCGAGATCACTTAGTTCATCTAGTTCTTTATCACTAGTATCTAAGTCATTTACATAAGGAAGTGCCGCATCGATTTTATCAATGGCATCATCTACTGCTAAAATCATTTCTTGATTTTCTTCGATGATAGTTTCTGCCTGTTCTGCTGTTGTATTATCTGCAGGTGGCAAGTTGAATAGTTCTTGTAATTTTTGTGTCATGCATTTATTTACCGCTTTTGATTCTTGAAGATATCAAATTCAGTTACTACCCTAAAACGCATATTATTAGCACGGGCCCATGCATCAGCGGCAGCCCATTTGGCCATGTTCATAGCTACACTTAGTTTGTCTTGATAGCTACGGGCACCCTCCATGGTAGTTTGTGTGCTAGGTTTAATTTCTACTAATTCGGTATGTTGTTTTTGATTAGCATCGACATATACCACTATAAAATCAGGCACGTATATAGTTTGACGCCCTTTGACTGGGTTGAAATAAGGAATTTGTATGGCTTCACTAGCCCAATTCAGCACCGCTGGATTATTATCACAGAAACTCATAAAGGTAAATTCCCATGAGCTACGATATGTCGGAACACGTTTTCCAATATATTTTGCAGGGTTTTTTATTGTATACTTACCTTGTGCATATTTGGCCATTATGCTAAAATCGCTCTTGTTATAAACGGACTAGTTTGTGGGCTATTGCTTAATCCTAATAAACTAGTGTTGGCACGGTTAAGATTAAGAAACATAGTTAAAAAGGAATTAACTTGACTAATGTTGATATAAGGTGTTGATGGGCCGGGTTTAGCATACTGATCACCACCATTAGGGGTAACATAGTTAGCATAGGTAGGTGATGTCTGTCCGTTTGCTTGACTTAGTGCATTTAACTGCTCTATTACATCCATAGGATTAATATTTTGTTGTTGTGCGGTTGATATCACTGCCGCGGCTAAGGTTGCGCCTGTTTGTGCATCGCCTGTTAACTGTTGAAAATACCCAACCACAGCATCATTGGTGTTAGCACTGATTCTAGGTGTATTGCCTGTTTCAAAATAAGCTGTTGTTGAGTTTTGTGCTATTGAGTTAGGTGGTAAATTTCCTGGTATTGTCATATATTATCCTTGATTAAATACCTAAACTATTAGGATCAACTGCTACTGACGAGGCTGAAGCTCCATTGCCATAATCTTCGTAAGTAGCACTGCTATCGCCGCCTTCGAACCCACCGCCACTAGATTCAGTCTGATCACCATAGTAACCTCCAGCAAAGCTAGGCGCTGTTGCAGTTTCTGTAGTAGCTGTAGGAACTACTTCACCTGTATATCCGCCACCACCTGCTTCAATTTGCTCGCCAACATACCCTCCAGCAAAGCTAGGTGCAATAGAATTTGTGTCTGTGACTGCAGCCGACCCCGGAACACTTTGCCCAGAATCTGGTACTTGACTATCTTGTGAATTCATTGTATTGTTATTTGCGCCGGCCGATGGCATTGGTGTAGTAGATGCCGACAGTCCTTGTTGCACTGTAGAACTAGTAGGAGCAAATATTGTGCTTTGTGTATTTTGCCCTCTTAATATGCTAGCGCCAATTGCGGCTAAACTAACACTAGGTGATCCTATAACTCCTGGATTTAACCCCAGTCCTGTATTAATCCCCAATCCTGAAAGTGCATCTTCTACTGCAAATCCAAGATCTCCATTGATTAAATCAGCTATGCCTGTGCCAATACCCGAAATACCTGCTAGCGGACTAGGAGTATTGTCGTAATGGATTATGTCAAACCCTAATACTTCACCACTACTGACTGGGCCCGATGCATATAACACTGCTTCATATGCCACAGTCATTGAATGCTCTAAAGTTTCCCAAGCACCAGCAGTAAGTTGACCATGTTGGAAGGTTTGTATTACTGGGCGCACCAATGTATATGAAGTAAAGCGTTTTTGATGCAATGTATAAATTTGTATAGTATTAAAATAAGGAGAATTGCCTAGGTTGCTAGTTTTAGGAGTATATCCCCAATTCTGTATTTGTCGTTGATGATATTTACTATCATAGTTATATTGCGTATTAGTATAGTCGGAATCTCTATAATAATAACTAAAATAATCTTGCCACACCCCTAAGATTACGTCTGCACTATCATCATGAAATGTAATATTAACAGGATCATAGCTGACTTTTTCTTGTTGCACTACTTTTCTGTTGTATGCATTGTATGTTTTAGTAGCTATACTGAATTTTGGTAACGATATCGCCTTGGCTAATAGGCCAGATTCAATTTGATTAGTTACATTAATTGTAGACAGTGCTGGATTAATGTCCATGAATACATGGAATAGGTTATTAAATTTTGGACTTAATCTATAAAGATTATTAACAAATAATCGTGAGGCGTGCTTCCAGTCACGTAAATCAGCTTCACCGGGATTCGGTGAGCCTAGTAACTGTCCGAGAATATTATTAAGAGAATTATTAATAGCCATTTATATTATTTATCGAGAAAAAAAAGCCCAGAATTAACTGGGCTTTAATTTTTCATCTACTTATTAAGCAGTAGTGGCACCTATTGTTCTTGTTACAGTTGATCCAATACCAGAACCAATTGGTGTTTGAATTGCATTATCATAACGGATTGTTAAGTCAATTGTCATTGGCTCATTTGATCCGTAGTTTGCTTCACCGTAATCTGCTGTGCTTAAATAACAACCATCCAACTCCCAAGTTTCAAGAGTGTTTGGAGTGCTTGTTCCGTTACCGCCATCAAGAACTTCAAATATTGTTGTAAATTTGTAATCAACTCCTGATGCAGCTGATGCTTGTTCAAAGAAGTCAAATTGTTTCTGCATTTGTTCACCAACACGTTGGCTAACTTCACCACTAGCGTCATCGCGCAATTGGCAAGTAACTGCTGACCAAGTAGGTTTACCAGCTAGATAAACTTTACTGTTATATACTGGTAATAGGATTTCTTCAAATTCCAATGATGGACGTTTGAAACTTACCACTTGTTTAGTCAACTCAGTTGACGGTTGTGTAATACCTAATCCCACAAAAGTTACGCGAAAGCGGAACTTTAATTTAGGCATTAACAAACCTTGTGTGCTAGCACTTTGATTTGTTGATAATGGTACTGTAAAATTAGTTAATGATGATGTTGCCATCTTTTTGATTCCTTATAATACTTTATAGTATTTACCTGTTTTTCCATTACGCTATGGGGGTGTCACCACCCCCATTATCTGCGTATATTATTATGCTGCCCCAATTGCCAAAGTTGATCCAGTGTTTTCTAAAATAACTGGAATGTAAATAAACTCAACTGCTTTAACTGGTTGTATTGCAATATCAACATACAATTCATTTTGATCAATAGTTGAAGGAGTGTTGTTTGTTGTATCACAAACTACTAAGTAGTCGTAGATACCACGTTGTGCAACTAAACTATTGAAAATGCTGTTAAATGCTGATTGCACTTGTGCTCTTGTAATAGCATCGTTTGGCTCAAATATGTATGGTAAAGCCGCTTGAGCTAATACTGTGCGTAGGTAACATACTAAACGAGCAACGTTAACTCTATCTAGAGCTGATTGTTCACTAGCACGAGTCTCTTGACCGTATGCTAAGATACCAACTCCTGGAAGAATTGTAATTGGGTTAACTTCGTTTTCGTATAATACATCACGTAGACCTTCTGCAACACCAATACTTACAAAAACGTTATTGTTAGTATTGTCGATATAACCAATTGCACTAGCATTATCTACTAAACCACGACGCACACCAGCTGGTGCAAACCATGGATAAGCTAAAGCATCACTCTTAATATAAGTGCGTAGCATCATATGACTTGGTGGAGCCACAACTGTGTTACCGTCTAAGTTAGTTGTAACACAACTTGGATAGTAAACAGCTAGGTAGTCACTGTAAGTAACTAATCCATTTTCACCGTTATCAACTGCAAGAGCTGTATTCTTAGCCCAATTTGAAATTGTTGTTGGATCACTTGACAAGTCTAGTGGACTATCACCAATAATAAACGCTGTATCTGAACGATCATCATTTAATGTAACCATGTCTTGGATAAGTTCTGGATATCCAGGGCAAACAATCAAGTTAAATGCTGTTTGATCTTCACGGATCGATGTGCTTGAAGCAATAGCAGATTTAAGTGAAGTAACAACCACTGAACGTTGTGCTTTGCTACCAAAGTATGGAACACCTGTTGTAGGATCTGCACCACTATGTGTTACCCAGGTACCTGCTTGTGTGCCGGTAACTGTTGCTAATTGTGCTGAACTAAATGCTTGACTTTGGAACTGTTTAACATTGTAACCACTACGACGTGTGTTATATAGTAGTGTACCACGTGCATATTCTTGTGCTAGTGGCGCATCTGGATCTAGATAACTGTTAGTTGTTAATGATGTAATAGTTGGCAATGTATCTGTAATCGGATTAACATTACCTGTACCGCTCCAACGTGCATCTGCAAATAAAATACCATTTGCATCAACAGAATCTGCATTATCAATCAAGGCCCATGTGCTACCAGTGTAACGATAGATTACAGGGAAATCATTTAATTCAGTAATGCTAGTGTTGATCCAAATTTGACCTGCAACAATTTGTGCACCTGTGCTGGTTGTAGTTGGTTGTGTTGCACTTAGAATAGGACCATTTGGGTCTGTGTTAGCTAAGTTGTAACCACGTGCATCATTAGTCACAGTGCGGTAACCTACCCATGTAGTACCATTGTTGATCATAATATCAACATCTAATGGATTGCTGTAATACCATAATGTGCCATCAGCTGGATTGCTGTATGGTGCTGTTGATGAATATGTATATGTTAACGGAGCAAATGGTGTTGCTAGGTAAACACTGCTTGACAATTGTCTTACATACCCAACTTGAGTGGTATTAGCATAAGCTGATGTTGGAGGAATAATACCTGCTGTTACCAATGGGGTATTAACTGTTTCAGTAAACTGAATAGTACCGCCAGCATTGTGAGTGATGTAAATTTGACCACTAGTATTAATTCCAGCTGTGATGTTTGGTAAGTTAGCAGCTAAAATGTTAGTAACCAAACTTAATGCTGATGTTCCAGTGGCTGTAATTGTAGCATTTGCCGCAGTACCACTTCCTGGAACACTAACTGACATAATAAATGCATCATTAACAGCACTAATGTTTTGTGATCCACTTGTGGTATTACCTGTAAGTGTTAAGATACCTGAAATACTCTTAATATAAGGTTTAAATGTTAATGTATTTGAGCTTAATGTATCGTATTGAACATAGATAGTGCCTGCAGCAAGTCCTGCACCACCCGATGTTGGATCTAATCCCAAAATAGCCGCATTATCAGTAATATATAATGGGTCTGCTTGTGGTTGCCATGCACCTAAAGTGCTATTAAATTCTTCAATATCCCAATTTGCGCCATTACCAGTAGCAGATGTTTTTAACCAAATTGATCCATCTGGACGTGGTGTAGTGTCTGTATATCTCCATGCTGGTGGATTTGTGTAACTAGTATATGAAAGTGTTGGAATATTGTATTGGTATACATTACCTGTTAATGTTGCAGGTGGTACTTGTAAAATACCCAATACACTTGCTGCATCTACGTTACCATATGCGCTACCAGGAGTGATTTGCAATACCCCTAATGTTCCATGTGCATTAGCTGTGTTATCTGCATAAACTAATAATTGTCCTGCTGAGTTAACACTAGCACTAACACCTCTGCCGCTCATTGCTGAGTTAATAGCAGTAGCCACTGATGACACTGACGATCCTGATGATAAATTAATGTTAGAACCATTAATGTTTAATAAAGAGTTAACTGCAATTGTTGGATTTTGAACTGAACCAACAATTGTTGGCACTACATCTTGCCAACCAGCACTACCAACTAAGTTCCAAGTGTTATTGTAACCTTTATAGTAAACAGGATTGCTTGAGCTTGTAGCAACTACAGCATATTGTCCAATGCTACCAAATGAAGCTAAAGGAATAGTTGAATTTGTATTTAAGTATGCTGTGTTTGTGATAATTGTTGGAGTTATTAATGTAAATCCATTAGCAGCAGTCCAAACATATATACCATAATTAGTTGTAGCTAGATCTAACCAGTATGTTCCGTTTGCAGGTGTACCTGTTGGGCGAACACTAGTGCCTGTTAATTGACCTAGGTCAACATTTGCACGCAATACATACATTTGATTAGTAACACCTAATGCTGAATAAGCAGCTAACAAACCATATTCGTTTTGTTCACTACCGTTAACTGGATTGCCACTTTCATCAAGTGTAAAATTAGGATTACCAAAATAGTTAACCAAGTCACGTTGACTTGTAATTGTTATAAGTTGTCCTTGGTTAGCTACCGTTGTTCCGGTTGCTACTGTATTGCTAGGTGTCAGTTTATTAGCTGCTGTAGCTAAAAGCACAAATGGTACTGACCCTGCTTGTGTGCTAGCGTATTGACTTTGATCAATGATTGTTACCGATACGCCAGGTGAATTCAATGTTGCCATAGTATTGTTCCTCTAAATGGATTGCTTTCATATATTTATAAGTATCTAGCAATTTTGGTGTGTTAAGGCACCCTTTGAAAGGTTCGCCCATAAATACTAGCATGGAACACAGAAAATTATGTCAAGTTTGTGGTAAAAAGCCCGTAGCTGTTAACTATAAGATGCACGGCGTAACTCATTATAGATCCCGCTGTGATAGTTGTATTAGAAAGAAAAAGAATTTACCCGCAAGTAAGCCACGTTGGGTAGAAGAAGGCTATAAAAAGAAACCACACTGTGAAAAGTGTGGCTTCAAGGCAAAATATAAAGAACAACTATTTGTCTATCATGTTGATGGCGATTTAAATCACACTAAACAACACAATCTAAAAACAGTATGTGCTAACTGCCAGTTTGCAATAGCTCGAGAGGGATTAGGCTGGAGTCAAGGTGACTTGGTCCCTGATTTTTAGTAGCTGTTCTACCTGGGCATATAGATCATCAAGTGTACCATCGTTAGTAATTGTAGCATCAAACTTACTACCCACCCATGCTGTTTCACTAGCATGAATTCCTAGTTCTTCAATACGATGTTTACTTATAGCCCAGCTTATATTTTTGCTAGGGCCTTTATTCATACTCTTAGCCGCATCAAACCATTCGGGTTCTGGGCCGCGTTTAACTCTGAGTACCGTAGCACCAATATTCTTAAGGGCTTTAATTTCGTTTGGAAAGCGACAATCTGTAATAACGATATCATCTTCGCTAGACTGTAATCGATGTTCTAAACTAGCTACCCACATATCATCATGAAAGCCTTTACGAACTACCTCAGTTCCCCAATACTGTAGAATCCAACGTGGAGTAATATCTTGTTTTAGGCGTTTACTCCACCATTCATCCTTGGTTTCACGCCATTCCCTAGATTGTCTAGTTCGACCTTCGAGCATCTCTCGATCCCAGCCAAATACTACGCTCACAGCATCTTTAAGGCTATTAGCAAAACTTTCTCTTTTATACCCATGGAAATTAACTAGATAATCGGCTATGGTATCTTTACCAGAACCCATAAAGCCGCAGATGGCAATGATTGAACTCATGAAAACTCCTAATTGAACTATTAGTTTATTACAATTAGATTGCTATGTCTAGCAGTTTGGTTATCCTTGTATCCATGTTAATGGTTGTCCACCATCTACATAGCGTTTAATTTCATCATCTAAACGTTCAAGAAGTTCTTTACCTTCTTGTTTAAGCTGTGCACCATTGAGGCTAGTACCACCTTGTGGGCCTGCGATTGTGGCAAACTTTTCACGTGCTTGTCCGATTGACATTTTAACAAAAGCCAAGGCATAGTCTTGTATCCATGGAAATGTCATATGGTCATTTAATAACATGATATCTGGTTTATAGTTATCAATCCAAAGCAAGATACTTTCAAATTGGAAACTGTCAGCATTATTGCCTGTGTCACCTGCATATCCAAATGGCATTTTACGAATAATAGTTAGTTTCTTCGTGATACGATTCCACGTAAAGTTCATGTAACCGCCAAACATAGTCATAGCTAGCTTTTGATAGTCAACAAATAATTCATAGTTAGTTAATCCGCCAACTCGACCAGCGACTAACATGTAGGTGTTTAAGTAACCAGAGCTGAATGGCTCAAATTGACTAGCTGTTGTACCAGATACAGATCCAATACCACGTCTAAAGATCTGTCTAACGTTCATGATTGTATTAGGCAGGATATATTCTTGTGTTTCTGGTTGTAGGTCTAAGAACGCATAACTTTCTTCTACACTGTTACTACTGCGTTGACGATAACGTAGCAATGCTTGATTAATACCCATTTCGTAATGCTCTTTATCAGCTTCGACATCAATCATCTGATCGCCTAAACTTAAACGGATATAGTCGATGATATTAGCACGTAAGCTATTAACAGTATCTAACTGTGCTTGTAGATTGGCATCAAATGCAATATGCCCGGCACCTGTGCCTGTGGCAGGGTTATAAAGGCTGTCTGTTCTAACACTAAGGTTTGGGGTTAAAGTGCTAGTTGTTGAACTTACATTGCCCGGAATTAACGGAGCATTATCGTTAAACGTTGAATCCATGTCATTTATTATCCTGTTATTGTGTATTTATGTTTAATAACAGGATAACAAATGAACTAGACTATTTTAAGTAATAGAGTATCCTCATTGATACGTCCGTTAAGTTTGATTTCAGTAGTTTTAATATTATCTAAGAACTTACGTAGATCAACTTTGTTAGCGCCTAAGAATGTTTTAATCTGCTCAGGTGGTTTACGTAAAGTCTTCTGCATACTCTTACTTTCATCATAACCGGTAATAGTAGTGCCCTTAACGTTTAATGCTCCACCTTGGTCTTCTGCTACATAGCGACCAATTTTACGACTTTTAACATTATAAACCCATAATGTTTGTGCGCCGATTATATCCACAGGGTTGACACTAACTACTTTAAGAGTAGGATCATTTTTTAGATATTTAAGTTTAGCCACAAGTTTTTCTTTTTGCGGTGGTTTACGCACACTAGCACGTTTAGTTGCTTTCTTGACCTGACCATATTGAGCAAATCCATCAAATAGGGCTTTGTAAAAAGCATCAAAACGTTTGTAGTCAGCAGTCTTAAGATGCGCATAAGCATCAACAGTATCTTCATCTTTACTTGCTTTAGCGGCAGTAAATTCTGCGTGACTGCGTTCAAACGGTGCTAAGATTC